ATTTGAAGGCAGACCTGTGTGATTCATTTCAGGTAAACCAACAGCATCAATTACTGATTTTGGATCAAAACCTACTTGAATTAACTTGGCTGCAATATCAGCACGAAGGTTTAGACCAACATCTTTCGCGTCCGCTGCATCAATATTTTGCAATGGAACTCGGTACTGATCTCCAGATTCTCCAAGAGGTGCTAGATCTTCTACGTATCGGACATCGTTAAGACTTAGGAAGCCTTCACGTAGACCTTTTGTATATGCATCATAACGTTCGAGTGTTGTTCCACGTAGTAAAGCATCTAGATTAAACTTAATAAATCCATCTGATTCAGGTAGTAGTGGTGATAATGCTTGTTCTAATCTTTCAAGTAAAGGTCTTAAAGAGTGTTGAACAAATGATAAGTTCTGAGCTTCAACAGATGCAAATGACATTGCGCCTGCAACAGGGTGGCCAAGTAAAGATACAGGCACACGGAATAGTCTAGCAATTTCTTCTACACCAAATCGGCGTACTTCTAGTAGTTGTGCATCTGCAGCATTTAGCGTAAGTGGCTTAAATGTTGCACCACTAGTTAAAATGCCAAGTTTTCCTGCACGATAAGGTCCTGTATGTGACATATTCCAGTTACGAGCAATATCAGCGGCTTGTTCTTCGGTCATTTCACCTGGAGATTCAATAACTCCGCCAGGATTTGCTGCATTGCCAAAGTAACTTGCTGCATAAACTTCTGCGGCCATAGCAGAACCTAAAGTAATGCGAGCTGCTGCAATTGGACCAAGTCCAAGTAATTGTCCAGGTAGTCTAAACATAGGAATGTGTAGCATTTCATTCTTTGTTAGAACCATTGTTTTTACTGACATTGGATCAAAAGGTTGAGCATTGTCATAGAATTGATTTACTGGATCTTGTGCATTCTGACCAATAGTAACTATGTACTCAATTTCGCCCATTGGATCAGGACGATGAATACGAACTTGTAGTGGGTTTATGCAATAAAGTTCTTGAACGTCTCCCAAATCGTCACGTACGGTTAAAATGAATGCATTACCATGAAGGTTTAGTGACGAGATTACTTGCTCATAGAACTCTAAACGAGTTGAGTCAGGATTTGGTTTGTTAATCCATGCAGGTAATTCACCATATACTGATGCATAATTTATTCTAGAACGGCCACGACGGACATAAGCAGAGAGTGGCAAAGAACTAATAGTGTCACCTAGTAGTCGCACGCAAGCATAAACAGTTGACATACGAATTGCTGTATCAGAATTGACATCTACTCCAGCTGGAGTTGCATATAGAGCACGGCCAGGTAAAAATGGTTCAAGGTACTGATTGTTTGACCTTTTTTCTCCTGCTTTGCGCAGTCTATTCGATAGACTCATTTATCTGCCTTTTCTGTGCTTAGTTGATACCAGCCGTCTTCCCAAAGGGTTAACAACCTTTCAAAGTAATCTTGATACTTAGGTGCAATTGCTTTAAGTGAGTATTTTTCTATTGCCTGTTTTCTAATAAAATCTCTGTCAAGATCTTTTACATCTTCTGCAGCTTTAATAAAGTCCGCAAGAGATCTACATCTGAAACCAGTAATTCCGTGAATATTGGTTTCTGTAAAAGCTCCCCAATCTGTTGTGATTGTTGGAGTTCCACAAGTTTGAGCTTCTACTACTATATTTCCAAATGGTTCAATATAAGTAGTAGGTGCAAACAAGGCAATGGCATTTCCCATAAGTTCTGCTCGTTCTTCAGCGCCAATGTTGCCTATAAACTCGCCATAACCGGTGCCTTTTTCATCACCTGGACCTGCCAAAATTAGTCTTTTGCCTAATCGTTCACATACTTCTTGAGCAATTCTAAAACCTTTCCGCTCAATCATGCGACCAATATAGAAGTAATAGTCTCCTGAACCAGATCCTTTTGGAAACATTTCAGGTTCAAGATAACCATTTATAACACCATCAAAAAATTCACCATCGACTGTGGTTGGATTTTTATAAGCTGCATAGATTGAATGCATCCATGCATATGACTCAAACACACGGTATCTTGCAAAAGTTCCGCCATAACCAATCCCAAACTCTACTGACATATGATTTGGAAAAGCATCTGCAATAGGTTTATGAGCATATCCGCCAATAAGACAGATAAAGTCTTTTGGTTCAAGTCTATCAGTCATTTCTTTAATAACATTGCCATTAAAGATTTGCCAATGCGGTAAAGTTGTGTCAAATGAAGCAGAAGTATAATGATTATTACCAACTGCTGCTTGTCTCTGATCTTCTGAAATACAAGTTACTAGTTCTGTTATTGATGCTTCATTTTCTGATCCTGCATAAAGAATTACTTCATGACCAAGATCTTTCATCATGATGCAGAAGCGTCGTACTTTTTCAGTAAATGCGCAACTTGTAAAGTTTTTAGTTGTATTTGTATGTGGAAGCGATACTACATGAAAACGCATTGATCCCCCGACCTTGTTCATTAAGCTTCTGTTTCAATCCAAGAAAGCGAATTTTCGTCCCACCTGTACAACTTTCCGTCTGTTGGCATTGGATTTGGCGGCTCCCAGATATAGGTATCGCGGTTTAAAGTCCAAGAAGCTGCGGGCTTTGGAGCTGCAAAACCAACACCGTCAAAAGTATAACCGACACCAGCATAATTTTTGTGAATCGGCATTTTGCCGCCAGAGTGAACACCGCCGTAAGTGTTGTAAGAAGTCTGCACCCACTCGCCGCCAAGATTCTGCTCACACCAGTCTGGACCTTCTGCCACAATAACTTGTGTGACAATTCCATTTTCTATCTTTGCGTAGTGACCCATTTGCTATTCCTTTTCTCCATAAAGTGCTGATGCATTAAGCAACTCAACATTGCGCTTTGTTACCATGCCGCCTTTTTCGTCAAGTTGAGCTTTAGCAGTTGCCTCGTCATCTGCGATGACGTGAACCATCATCGTGACTTCGTAGGTATACAACCGCGTTACTTTCTCTTTTTCTTTAACTGCTTTCATTTTTCCCCCTTAGCGTAGATATCGAACTATGATAATGCCTGAACCACCGTTGGCTCCGTTAAAGTTGGCAAGGTTTGATCCACCACCGCCGCCACCGCCAGTGTTTGCCAAACCATCTACGGCTTTGTTGCCGCCAGTGCCGCCGCCACCTAAACCGCCGACTCCTGGTGTTCCAGAACCAGACTGACCACCACCTCCACCACCTGCAAAGTAGTAATTTCCTCCGCTTAGATGACCAGCGCCAGTTATAGCGCCACCGGAAATTGAAGATGTAGCACCAATTCCACCATTACCACCGTTAGCATTTGGATTATTTGTCGCAACTTGACCAACGGCACCTTTACCGCCACCGCCAGCACCAGAACCAGAACCAAAAGCAGTACCACCAGCGTTACCTTGACCCGAAGTCGGTGAACCACCAGGTTTACTTGCGCCGTTGGAACCGTTAGCACCAGCACCACCCCCGCTGCCGCCGTTGCCGCCTGTGCCATCGCCAAATGCGCCGAGGTTTGCTTCACCAGCACGACCACCACCAGTTGCAGCAGTCAGTCCTTGAAAAGTCGAATTAACGCCTTGCGTGGAGCTTGTAGCCATGGTCTTAGCGTATGTGCCGCCTGCGCCAATAGTACACGAGTAGTTTTGAACTGTTAAAGATTGACCTGTGTACTCGACCATACCACCAGCACCACCGCCACCGCCAGTTGGACCGTAGTACGAACTACCGCCGCCACCACCGCCAGCAACAACCAGAATGTCGGCGGTTAGACTTTGCGTCGGAGCAAACGTACCGCTTGCGTTAAATACGTGATAAAGATATGTTGAATCGTAGAATATTGATCCACCAGTCGCTTTTGTAGTCACTTGTACTTGGGTGTTAAAGGTACCAGAGGTTAAATAGGTGTGGTAAGTGTATCCGCCCGATGCTATGACTGGTCCGCCACCTGTTGCTTTTTGGCTTCCAAGGTACCGCAAAATGCAAACACCAGAACCACCAGTGCCTCCAAAATACAGTTCGCCAGAGTCGTCGTTGTAAGCACCACCACCACCGCCGCCAGTATTTACTAGGCCGTCCATACCGCTGCGGCTAACTTGAAATCCGCCCTGACCACCACGACCGCCGCCGCCGTTGCCGCCGACTGCTGTGTTGGTGTTGTTATATGTAGAACCGCCGCCACCGCCTGCGTACCAGCGAGTGCCGGAAATATCTTGCCCAGTTGATGTTGCTACACCCCATGTAGAATATGCTGATGTTCCTGCACCACCATTACCACCACTGGTTGATGTTCCATTAGATCCTGCTGCACCTGCACCGCCACCACCGCCAGCTGCATATGGTTCGGCGCTAGAAAAAATACTACCGCCTGCGTTGCCTTGACCAGAAGGAGTTGCAGACCCGCCAGGTCCACTATAAACGCCGCTTTGAAGACCCAGGGCGCCGCCACCGCCAGAACCACCGTTGCCACCGATGGCGCCGACGTTTGAGCCGTTGTTAATACGAATTGTTCCACCATAACCGCCGCCATTTGCAGCAGTTAAAGAAAGAGTACCGCCAGTAACACTTGTGTTTCCACCTTGAACCGCAAGTCCGCTAGGTGTACCGCCAACTGCTCCAGCTCCACCTGCGCCAACAACAACAGTGTAAGTTGTAGCACTAGCAAAAGCCTGATCAGCGTTATATGCTACACCGCCCGCACCGCCGCCGCCGCCGCGAATACCACCGCCACCGCCGCCTCCTGCAATAGCAAGCACATCGACAGACAAACTTAGGTTGCCTGAGATAGCCGATGCAATAATTCCAAAGATTGGCATTAAGCAATGTC